ATCCAGATTTACACTTTTTCATTCTTAGGATTCGATGCCTCTTTATTATTTAGAATTCCTTGTTTCAGCATTTTTGACAACTCAGATGTTGAACCAACAAATAAGGCATTATTTGTAACATTATTTGTAGTTTTATTCGTATCTTCTTCAACTTCTTTGACTTTTTTCTGTAGATCCATTAACTTATCAGTTGTGTCTGCCACTGATTTTATTAATTGACCTGCGACTTCATATGCCCTTGGACTTGCCGTTTCACCTGCAACTTCCATAATACCATTGATTGCTTCTTGTCCTTTTTCGATTAATGAATATAAATTACCTCTTGTGTAATCATAATCTTTACCAACATCATTATTTTCAACTTTTTTAAGTTGACCCTTCTTAGAAACAACATCTTCAGGTGTAGGCACGACCTCAGAGTTAATATTTAAAGCTTTGTCAATAGATTTAAAATTATCCATTAGATATCAGTTTGTCTTGTAGGACTATAAGATTTAGAATCTGAGAAGAAAGATGTAGTTTCACTAAATCCAAAATCATCATCAGGACCTGCATCAACAGGGGATGGAGTCACTGTGTATCTCATTTCACGTTTTGAATTTCTAGTATCAGTATTTGCAGTATAATCAACTTGAACTTTCTTAATGAGACCCTCAGAGGATTCTGCAACAGGACCAAAGAGATATGTCTTTGCTGTAAATCCTAGTGTATATATTAATGCTCTTCTTGTAGAAAAATCTCCCTCATAATCATCTTGAAAATTAATACTATCCAAAACGATTGGTATATCTCTTTTTTCTCCAATTGATTTAACTAAATCAACTGTAAGATTAAATGATGGTTGAAAATATGGTAATATTTGTTCAATAATTTGTAGAGCATCATCATTTAATTTAGTAAGTATATTTAATTCAAATCCAATATTATATGGAACTGGCATGAAAACTTTTTTTATATTATTTCCGTCAGATGCCTTAAATGTTTGAGTAACTCCAGTTTTACGAGATGGATCATAACTTACACTATTCATCTCAAATGACATTCGAGGAAGAGTGATACCCACTGGTTTATTTAAATCTGCCTGTTGCTCTAATCTTGCAAGAAATTTTTGTGAAGGTCCATATGCTAATGGAACTTTTAATTCACTATAAGTATTTCCTGCAGAATCATCATGACGTATATTAATCGCATTAAATAACGTTCCAAAAGAAACAATAGTTTTTCTAATTATTTCGTGATAGTAATAAGTTCCTAACATTAAAATGTACCAAATGGATTTTTCTCTGAGAAATCAATAATTGCATCTGCTTCTGTTTCGATTTCCTCACCTTTATCATATTTATCAGCAAACTCTGCTGACTCAATGAAATCAACAGTATAACTTGCAGAGGATGCTGATCCTACAATTACGTCACCTGCTACAAAAGTTCCATTAGTTGTACCTAGTTTCAATGTATTAGATACTGAATCCCAAGTTTTAACTCTACCTTGTGCACCTGAACGTGATCCAGTAACAAGTTCATTAAATTTGAATGTTCCAGTACCAGTTATTACTGGAGGAGGAGATACTGTTGCAATTCCCGTTCCAGACGTGTAACCAATACCAGCATCAGAAATAAGAACTTGAGTAACTGTATTTGCAGCACTTACTAAAACTCTACCTGTGGCAGTTCCCACACCAGATGTAGGAGTATTAAAGAATAATGTTGGTGCGGTAGGATATCCACTGCCAGGTGAAGTTAGTGTCACAATGCCAACACCAACACGACCACCACCTGTAACTAATAATGCTGTTGCAGCAGCACCGACGCCATATGATGTTGATCCTACTCCTAAAATTGTTTCAGTCGCACTCGTAATTGTAACAGTTGGAGTTTCAATATATCCAGCACCAGTGTTTGTTAATAAAATTTCTTTAACTGAATTTACACCGTTTATTGAAGTTGTGATTGCTACAGCAGTAGCAGTAGCTCCTGGTCCTGTTGGTGGACTGATTGTAACCGTAGGTATTTTATCATAATCATGTCCATCATCATTAAGGAATATTTTACGAATATATCCACTTGCAAGTGTAACATCTAAAGTTGCTGTTGATCCTATGGATATTAGTTTAAGTGATGTAATATATCCTTGATCTACTAGAGCATCATCAATTGCTTCAGTGGTTGTGCTGACTTGATCCCAACCACCCATTTCATCTTCAAGTTCGAAGAGTTCACATCTCAGTTCATATACGTAATTTTTACCTAACTGATAAAATGGTTTTTCATGCTCTACAAATTTAATTTCAAAAATTCTTTTTCCTAGAGGGAAATAAATTAAATCACCTTCACTAGGTCTAGTCGCAACTTCTATTTCACCTTCAGGTAATCCTTGTAAAAATGGTGAAATAAAATCTTCAAATCTTTCTTTAGATATTGTAACGATCAGCTCATCTTTTAAACTCATTCCAAATTTAGTCATTATATCACCAGCTCCACCATATCCGTCAAATGTATTGACGTAGGCTTCAATTGCAAAATTATCACTAAATTTTGATGATTCTATTTCCGTAAAGATACTATCTTTATTAACAATTCTACGGGGTAAATATATAACCTCTACACCATAAATTTTTAATTGTTCATTGATTAAATCTTGAACAAGTCTCTGCTCACTCTGCGATCCTTGTAGAAAAAAGGGATTTAGTGCCATTAGTCATCACCCAATAAAGTCAAGAGGAGGCATCTCATATTCTCTCACTATTCTTTCTCTTATTAATTCCATCTCTCTTTCTGCATCATCATATATCTGTCTTCCATTTAATTCTAATCCACCAGGCAATTTAACACCTTGGAATTTTATGAGATTTTGTCCCCACTGCCTTTTTATAAGTGCGGTAAGGTATAATTTTACAAATGGATCATTATATATCTGTGTGAATGAATCAGGGTCTAAAGCACGGTAACAATCAAGAACAATAAATGTATCTACTTCTTGTGAAGCCCAATCAATATCAAGATATAATCTGTCTTGTCTTTTATTAAATCTTATTTGCTTATCAGTTGTGAGTAAAAAATCAATATCTTCAAGATATCTTTTAGTCATTGAATATTGAAGTAAATTAACTGAATTGAAATAATATAAATCATTTAAAAATAATTGATATTTAATACTAAACATTCCACCCGAAATAGAACTTGTATCAAACTTAAATATCTTTTCTACACCAATTACCGAATCTGGAACTTGAATAAAATTAGATGTTTCATAAAAATTTGATGTAACTGTCCCTAGACCACTTATATTTGTAGAGGTTCCTGTGGTAGTTACAATTCCAACTCCAGAAGTTCCTGATGCTTTTCCTCTATCAATATCATCTTGAGTAATTTTATACTTCAAATACATTCTTTCAACACCTTCATAATTTCTCTCTTGAAAATATTGAATGGTGTCATCAACTAAATCATCTACTTGATCGTCATCTACATTTACTTCTAAAACTGGCGCACCTAATTTTCGAAAACAGTAGTCAATAAGTCCTTGTCTAGTGCTTGGTTTTGCCATCAGAACGAGCCTCCATCGAGTAATCCAGCAGTAAGTGTTCCTGTTACATTCATTACATTTGCCGTTGCGGTGCCTGTGATATTTAGAGTATTAGCTGTAGTTACACCATTTGCATTTATATTCCCTGTAAAAGTTGATATTCCAGTTACGTTTAATCCAGTGATATCAGCAGTTCCACCACTAACATTTTTAACTGTTGTTGATCCAACGGGTGAGGTAGATAGTATCTTAATCGCATCTGATTGACCAACTCTAACTCTTAATGGTGATTTTTCAACTCTTACTTTTACAGACATTACTTAGTCACTCCCTCCCTAACAAGGACTGAACCTTCGATTACTCTAGTTTTTACAGATCCACTATCTATTAAAATATCATAAACATAACGTCCTGGTTTTGATATGGCAGCAGTTTGTGTGGATGTCAAACTAATTATTATCTTACCATCCGTTCTCGGATCTTCAAAACTTACAGTAAAATCAGTTTTAGAACTACTACCAGGATGTTTTCTAAATTGAGCTGTAGCAGTGAAATCAGTTAAATCCAAAGGTCCAGA